CCCATTTCAATCAATAGCAACTCATCTTTTGTATAGGCTTTAGTGCGTGGTTCGCCATCTTCTAACCATTGACCAGCTTTCCATTCTTCAAATGTTTTGTATATCATTTCTCTTGTGCCTTTCTTAATTTAAAGTCCTGTTTTCCAAGTCGTCTAACACACGTTGACCAATCTCAGCCGCCGTTTCAGTAAGTAGTATTGGAACTTCCATCTCATCAATGTTTAGTCCGCATACCTTTACTGTGTTTGTTTCGCTATTGGCTACTACGATTACAATAGATATGTTTGGGTCATCTGCCGAAGTATTTAAAATATCTCGCATTGTTTCTAAAGCGTCTGTTGTATTTATCATCTGTATTCTTTCAGGTCGTTTACGTCGTTTATTGCATCTAACAAATGCGTTACTGTATCAAGGTTGTTTTCATCTACTACTACTGCTACACCTTCAGCATCTTCTATCTTCCTAAGTTCAGCTTCTTGTAATGCCGTTGCCGTATTACCGCCAGCCTTACATTCTATCGCAATGAACTTGCCTTTATGACACACAATGATATCGGGTATACCCGAACGTCCATAGCCACCCATGACAGGATAAAAATAGTATGCGCCGTAAGCTTTAAGTATCTTCGTTACCGAGTCCTTGACTTTCTTCTCCGGTGTCTTCGCCATCAGCTTCCTCCTCGTCTGCTTGCTCTACTGTTAGATCGCTTACTGGCATCTCGATTGTTGATACTCGAAACCCACAGTTCTCGCACACTTGTCTGCGCCTTGTCCATGTGGGGCTTTGTGATGCTATGCGTGTTTGCGTAGTGATTAGTTTGGTTTCGCAGTCAGGGCAGTTTCTCATTTAGCACCGCCCGTCCATATCAAAATCATCTTCTTGTAGTGCGCTTGCTTTCTGTATCAAACGACTAAACCTTTCTAGCTTCACAATATCACGCATAACTTCGTGCCTACCAAGTCCAGCCGTTAAAGCCAACTTGACTACTTCTTCTCTACTTAACTCTTCCATATTATGCCTTTGACCAAATATACAAACCATAAATAAACAGACTGAATGATAATACCGCCAGTAAAGCCCCAATAATACTATCAGAAATGTAGCGCAGCAGCACATCAAAATCCGATTCGCATTTCCAAAACGGCGTGGCATAGTCAGCATCTTTAAATGCTTCTGATGCAGAACGATATGTCTTACCTACTTCCCTTGTTAAATCAAAGTTGTAGTTGTTTCTATCCCTGTCAATAGCGTCTTGTATGTTGGTTGACGTTGGGTTATACAAGCGGTCAGCTTTCTTACGTCTGAATTTAGTGACTACCATATCTTCTCTCTCCTTATCTCTATAACTTCTTTTACAACGTGGATACCTACAACAATCCAATACGCAGTCCACCACCAGTTATTAGCATCGGACTCGTATAGAAAATATCCTACGAATATGGATAACATTTCAAACATTTACTTCTCCTTAGTGTAGTCTGTGATACGCATGGGTGGGGTTTGCCAACATAGACTGTATTGCTTTATCTATGTCGTCAAACCACGCAATATGATAGCCTTTTCCATCATATACCTTAAAACTCATTTACTTCTTTCTTCTCTGACGGCTAACTCATCTTGCAGATACCAAATTGCTTTTCGTAAGTCCTCAATGGCATCACGCTTTAAGTCGCATCTCCAAATGTATTTGACTGCGTTACCCAAGTTGTATCCCATGTGCCGAGTGATTTCTATACACTCCACACCGCTAGGGTGTGAGGTGTAGTGCTTGGGGTGATTGACTTGGTCGGGTTTGATAATTAGTTTCTCAGCTTGTTGTGCGGTTATAGCTGGTAATACTGTATCGTCCTCAAAGTATTTCCATCCATAAAAAGGGATTGGCTCTTCTATCATTTCTTCTTCTCCTTAGTTGGTTTGGTTAGTGTTGCGTGTTCTGCTCTGTGTAGCTCCATAACTGTGTCGCTTAACTTCTGTAGCTTTTCTTCCATGACCCCAATCATTTCAGCTATACCCCATATAGCCCCACTTTCGGGGTCGGTTGTAATACGCTCCGCTACAATCTCAGCCACATCTTTGATACTACTTAAGCGGTATGAGATTACATCTATGTCGTTACTAATTTCCCAATAACTCATTTCACTTCTCCTTTAGGTTTAGATTGATACTTCTTTGCACTAATGTTTTTAAGACAGTTGGCGCACTTCCATCTTGTGCGCTTCCCTGTGGCTGTTGGCACTTCTTTACCGCCTTCCATGATTTGAAACGCATGGCATGAAGAACAATACTTTCTGCCTGTAATGTTCTGCGTAGCCTTGCGTATCTCCGCATGTGTTTTAGTTAGTTCGCCCACGTTTGCCGTCCCTTGCTGATGTTACATATAACAATTCATTTACAGGCAAAGCACCTAGTTTGATTAGGTCAGCTTCAATTCTCTTGCGTCCAGCTGGACCTACAAAAATGCCCTCATCATTGTAGCTTGGTATGTATAAGACTTGTCCTAGCTTATAGCATCTATACATATCTCTTGGGTGTGGTACATCTTTACTGCTCATTACTTTCTCCTAGTTGTTTAATTAAATTCTTTGCTTTGGTTTCATGCTTGTGCTCCAATGCGTCAAGCACCTGATCAAACAGAAATTCTTTTGACACTGGTTGCCCATGCCTACGCTTGGGCTTGTGCATGGTTTCAATAGCTACGTTGTTACGGATTGTTATTGGGTTGTTTAACATATGTCCTCCTCAACGTCGTAAATTTCCCAAAGAATATCTACTGGCTTGTCTTCTACTTCTACATCTTGCATTTTTTCCCTAGCTTCTTCCCATGTATCAGCTTCCACATGGATTAGGAAATATTCTTTCTTAATAACCCAGCCTTTCCATTTCTTCATACACCCTCCTAGAAACTAAGATTGGATAGGATTGCATCAACGTCTTTCTTAACTGCGTGGCGAGTATCTAAGTCCTTACGCAGATCGCTTAACTCCATGCCGTCAATAGCGTTGTGTAACTTGATGCGTGCGTCTTCTAAGTCTGCATCTCCTGTGATGTTTAAGTCCTTGGCTAGACTGCATAACTCGTTGGCAGTATCTAACAGGCTAGCGTGGAACATACGAGGTTGTGCTTTCTGTCCCGCATAGTCAACAGTCAGACGATCAGACATACGCTTGAGGTGATCTTTGAGTCGTGTCTTGATGTCGGACATAGCGTGCTCGATGCGCTCATCAGCTAGCTTTGCTAACTTGTTTTGTAACTCTGCTTGTGCATCATTACCTACATCTACTCGGAAGTCACCCGAGGTAGGCACAGGCATATAGTTAACTCGGAACTCGAAGCGGTGCTTGATGTCGTCAGGTGTTGGATACTCGTTGCGGTTGAACATATCACCGAGAGCCATAGCCTGTGCAGTAATCAAGGTAGGATAAGTAACTACGAAATCATCTACCAACGCATTGAACTCATCCTCGTAGTCTTGCATACGCTGATTGAACTCCATGAACTTAGATGTGGTCAGCAAGCGCAAACCTGAGTCAGACCAAGGCAACGTAACGTCATACATATAAGTGCGAATACTACCTACGCATTGGTTGATTGTTTCTAACTCAGGGCGACCAGCGAGTAAGTTCTTGTTAACTCGAGCCGCACCTTTACTGCCTGCACTCTTACCGATCAATACTTCCTCGGTTGTTGTCTTGTCTAGCTTGCGTGCAGTCCATTGGCGAACATTAACTTCTACCAACATAGCACAAGTATCAATATTAAAGCGTGTCATGTAATTCTCCTTTGTTATGAATAGATACGAACAGTTTTACCCTTGTTGGACACGAATGAATCGTTGTCCACTACACCAAACAGAATCGGACAGTCGGGTAATATGTAGTCTGATTCTATGTAGCCGTCTGACAGAATGATGGTAGCCTTGGGCTTGATCTTGTGCTTGGTCATATACTCCGATACACAAGTAAGTCGTGTGCCACCACCACCATTGGGCTGTAACAAGTCAGGTATGCGGTGATAGTCTTGCGGTTTGAATATCTGCTCACCTTCGATGTCGCACTCCCACCATAGCACACGCACTTGCTCAGGCTTGACGTTCTCACAGATGCGAGCAATCTCACCGAACACAGTCCCATACAAACCCATCATGGAACCTGACGTATCACAAGCTACTACTAACTCGCCTGTTGATTCGCTGAAGTGTGATGGCATGAGGATACCCTGTGGTAGTAAGCGCTTGTTAGGCGGTGCAAAGCGAGAGTAGTCATCACCCTCACATAGCGTAGTGATGAAGTCACGCATATGGTCACGCCAGTTGGTGTCACGCTTTTGTGTAAGTCTATCTAGCGCACTACCATTCTTGCCGTTGCCACGATCTTGCAAACGCTTCTGCAATATCTTGCCTTGATGTAACGCTTCGCTAATCTCCTGTGCAGTCTTCTCGCCTATCGCCTCGGCTAGCTTGCCCATGATGTGATTGTCTAACGGCTCACCACCCTCACCATTACCCGCCTCAGGGTCGCCACCCTTCTCCTCGCACTCTTTGATTAAGTCTTGCAACACCTCAACGAATGACCAACCGAAATACTTCTTATCGAGTAGAGGTGGGATTGTGGTTGTATGCTCGACAAAGCTATGCGTTGGGTCTGTTTCCTCGATCATGCCGTTGACTACATAATCCATAGCCATGTTACATAAGCGAGGATACTTCTTGGACAACGCAATGTGAGCAGAGCAATGATGTAACGCTTTGTGCATTGACTCATGCAACACCAAGAAACGTAACTGCTTGCGGTTCAACGGCTCGATAAAGCTAGGCGCATACCACACGTTGCGACCATCAGTCCCCGCAGTCACTACGTTCTCGTCATACACTACGTCACCCACATACACCACACCTGATAGTGTGGCGAACAATGGGCTATTACTGATGTCGACGTGCGCTGATACGATACGATC